ATTGCTAAAGGCGCAACAGTCACTGGTTTCAACACTGAGAAAATGCCCCGCTCTGAGTATATGCCCTGCTTCTGCTGATGATCGCCTTACCTAACCCTTTCCGCCCACGTTTCTTCTTTTCTGATATGAACCGCGAGCAACTTGACCAGTTCAAAGCAAACTATGCCAGTCTGATTGTGGATGGTATGGACATGAAAACTCTTGAGCAATTTGCGATGGAGATGGTAGAGCAGAACATGACTCATTGGAATGAGGAAGATGTTAAGGAAGAGATTCTGGATTATTATGGTGAAGAGACGCTGATGGATCTGATGCCCGAGTCAGTACAGGAACCAACTGATATTGGTAAACTGGAAGCAACTGCATCTGATTATGGAGTTGGTAAGTGATGAAGAACCTGCATCTTGAACACCCAGAAGATACTATCCTGAATGGTGATCTTTCCGTACTTGACTGGTTTGAACACAAAGCATTTTGGTCTGTCAAAATTGATGGAGCACCTGCTATTGTGTGGGGTAAGTGTCCTGCTACTGGTGAGTTCTTTGTAGGAACTAAGAGCGTATTCAACAAAGTAAAGATAAAGATTAACTACACACATGAGGACATTGAGCGCAATCACGAAGGACAAGTTGCTGATATTCTTCATGTTGCCCTGGAGTGTCTTCCTTCTACTGATAACATTTACCAAGGGGATTTCATTGGTTTTGGAGGAGACAATGTATACCAACCTAACACCATCACATATGTCTTCGATGAAGTAATCACTGAGCATTTCATCATCGCTCCACACACTCAATATCATATTGATGAGGAGATGGAAGAATTGTGTCTGCGTAATACTGTCGCAACACCACTTCTGTTTGACCTGGATGATACTGAAAAGTGTAAGTTTGTGAAACCCAAGGTATTCACAATGGAGGAGGAAGATGTAGGCATGGCAGTAAAGTTTGCACGGGTGATGAGCGCCAGTGTGCAGTTTGTTGATGATAAGAAGGCAGCACTTATCAAGAAAGATATAAACTCTTGTATTCGCTTCGGTTTGCCCATCAAGGATGATGACTTTGACTGTGACCCCAACCTCATTCGCCTTTGGAAGTTGATTAAGTCTATCAAGGAGGATTTGCTGTTTATGTGTGAGAATGACGGACCCCGAGCGTATATCAAACTCAAAGAGATTGATGCTGAGGGTTATGTCAGGGCAAATGGTAAAGGTTACTTCAAACTTGTAGATCGTGAGGTATTTTCTTATGCAAACTTCAACAACGGTAAGTTTCAACGTGTCACTTCCTGAACTGGTCTACCAGTGGGTCATGCACCGCCTGGGTGCTGTATAATAACAAAGTATTCAACAGAGGGTTTATGACTGAGTTTACAGACGACCAACGGGTTGAGTTGATTGAGAACCAAGTTGAACACATTATCGCAGTGTGTGATACTTATGTTGAGAGTGGAGAAGAATCTGATATTGACAATGTTCGTGCACTGTATGAAGAGTATGGTGAGTGGATTGATACATTCACAGGTGTAGAAGGTGCGGACGAAGAATATACTACCGCATGGGCTCCGAACATGATGGAGGTGTGACGGTTCAACAAGTGGTACAGGGGGCGCTGCAATGCCCCCAGGGTGCCCTATAATAAGTTCATCAACGCAAGACACCATGCTTCACCGACTGCCTAACGGCAACCTGCTCTACTTGCAAGGTCACCTCACCCCGTACCAAGCACGGAAGCGGATGGAGGAGGATGCTAAGCGTTCTACTAAAAAAGACGGACGCAACCTGTTCACCGAAATGTTTGGAGATTCATGACTATCACTGCTGCAACTACTGCTGACTGGGTTGACTTTTGGGAAAACGAAATGACTTCTTCTGTTGACATGAACCAAGAACAAATTACTGCAATGCTGACTGTTTCCGAAAACATTCAGGAACAGATTGAGATTGCTGGTGAACTGTGGGAACTGAGTGACTTTGAAGTTACCGCTCTGTGTGGTATCGTTGCTGACGCATTTGCTGAGCAAGGTATCAAGATGGAGGCGCTGGTATGAACACCACCACCGCAGAATATCTGGTTTCAGTGAGAACTGAAGAGGGAACATTGTCCGTTTTCAGGACAATGCCTACTCGCCCAAAGACACAAAAGGGTATCAAATCCCAGAATGATAAACTGGAGAAGTGGGCAATGGAAAAGTATCCCAACTGGCAAGAAATCAACGTCATCCCCACATTTGAGGTTTCCAAATGAACTACACTCTCAAAGAACTTCAGAAACGTGTCAATCGTCTGATTGAACAACAAGGTGAAGATGCACATTGTGGTGCCTGGATTTACACTGCTGAGGATTGTCGCATTGAGGATGAATATCCTGCGATTGAAGATTCTGAACTGAGTGAGCGTATCTTCAATGATGTAGGAAACATTGACCACATTTACACAGTGATTCAAGAGTGTGTGGATGAAGTAACTGAAGAGCAGTATATGATTATGCAACAGGAGATGGTTTGATGATGACACCACAACTTGAAATGCACATTGGTGAATTAGACAAAAGCATCATTGCATTATCGAAACGTAAGTTGAAACTTCTTCAAGAAGTCAACGACATCAACGAAACCATTTCTTTTCTTCGCCAACAACAGGAAAACTTATCTGATGTGTGACATGAATGTGACCAAACAGGAACTGCAACTGATCATTGAGCGTCTGCAAGATGCCATCAATGTATGTCATCGTGCACCAGAGAATGAGGATGAAGGTTGGCCCTACGCAACAGGATTTGCACGGTCAGCAATGCAAGGAGCAGTAGAAGACTTGCGGCGGTTAATGTGATATAATTACAGGTAGTTACCCAAGAGGTATTATGCAGAGCGAAGTAAATGTCAAACTCAATGCACATGAGATTGGTGTTTTATTATCTGCCTTAAACCTACTTGAAACTGGTGATGAACATCGCATTGCAAAGAACTACGGTTCATGTAGTGCGATTGAACAACGTTTACAGGAAGCATATGCTACTGTAGATAAAACAAACATGATAATGAAGTATGAGTCTTATTGTGAACCATCTTTCTGACATGCGAAACGTCACACCTGCAACAAACCCTGATTTGTGGTATCAATGGTATAATATCGTCAAGGAGGATGCTCCTGAGATCTTAGACACATTCATTGAGAATACTGCTGCTAAGATGGAACTTACCGTTGATTATTTTGTAGATGAGTTTATCACCGACTGAGCGTTTGTTACTTGCCTATTATCAAGCCGATAACTTATTGGAGTTGTTAAAAGGCAATGAATATCAAAACTATTTTGAACGACACCTGTACCCTATCAAAGTTGAGTTAGAGAGGCAACTAAAAAATGACGCAAGAAAAACTGTATCAGATTGAGGAGTATGTTACATCAGGATGGACAGTCATTGATGATAACAAAGGAATGACAAAAGAGCAGACCAAAGTAAAACTTAAAGCATTGATTGATGAAGGATACAATCCTAACCGACTGCGTGCCATTCCCTGCTCCTGAGGGATATAAGTATGAGGTTGAATGTACCAAGCGTGATATGTATGCTATTTGGTTAATACATTCATATCCTTATACTTACACCAATGAGGTTGTGAAGACCATCTGGGGATATTACTCCAGTAAGAAAGATCAGTATTATGCACCAATCAATAGTAAGAAGGTAGGAGCACCCGTTGACATCAATGACACAACTCCGTTCACAGCAATGCAACTCAACCTCAACCCCCTTGAGCAACTCTTATTCGCCTAGAGTTGATGACTATGTAAGGTGGGAACATAATGGGAATGTTGATGAGGGTTGGGTTTATTTCAAGTGTGATGAATATATCACCATTGAAGTAAGGGTAAAGGACAAACCCGTATGTGAGTACACAAAGAAAGAGAAGCATAAGAAGATACATGTCTTAGTTGTATGTCAGACATGGTATTGGGAAGAACTCCAATACATCAAAAACAGAAGAGACCAGGAGAACCTGGCAAATGATATTTCCGAGTATAAGTCACAGTCTGGGAGATACTTAGATATTCAATAAATACTTCCGAGGTTTTTTACGAGGCGTGTACGCGCCGCATTATGAGACTTGAAGAGGGTAAATTAAAAGCAGCAGCAGCGTTCATAGACTTGGCACGAAAGTATGGTGCCAAGTTGATAAGAAGTAAGAAGCATAATGTATTCAGAGATGCAGCAGGGCATCAAATAACAGCTCCGAAGACTACATCAGACTTCCGTGCTATTAAAAACTTTGAGGCAGAACTGAGGGGCAGAGGGTTTGTAAAGCAGACAACTTTACCTGCTAGCGCAGGCACAAAACCAAAACCTAAACCAACAGTACAAAAACCTGAGCCTACGCTTACACCCAAACAAAGATATGAAGCGGGTGAAAAAGGTTTGAGAACAGGAAACCAAACAACGTTCAAAGACTTCATGCAAAAGGTTGATGCAGCTGCGAAACCTCCAGTGCAATCGACTGCACAAAGAATGGCACAAGGATATGATCGGAACGTAGCACCTGCTGTTGTCAAGAAGGGAGAACAGTTACTTAGAAACATACAACGTATTAACCGTAGAGGTAGACTGATAGGCGAAGATAATAAGCATAGAGATGCAAAGTTATTAGGTCAATATAGGCAACTACAAGATCCTCCCAAACCCCCAGATCCTCTAAAACCGATAAGACTTAAGAAAGTATAGAATGAAAAACATTGTTATTATTCAACGTGATATTGATCCTTCACCATACTTGAAGAAGATATACAATAGATGGAATGACTGGGACTGGGTATCAGAGCAAAGTAATATCGGAGGAGACAAAGATCCATATGGGTTCTTACCATTAGTCTGGGCAAAGGTGAAGGAAGGTGAGAGTCCTAAGGATACAAACTTTTTAGAACAAACACCACTGTTCAAGCATTACCCTGAGGTTATAAACTTCTGGAAGAATAATAAGATAAGAGCATTAGGAAGAGCTGCATTTTTTAAGTTAGAACCAGGTGGAATAGTAGAGAGACATATTGATGAAGGAGAGTATTATTTGAATAGGGATAGGTATCATCTATCTCTTCAATCAACGTATCATTATACGGTAGGAGATGAAGAGATGATAGTAGAACCAGGTACGTTCTTTTGGTTCAATAATAAGTTACCACATGGTGCAAAGAACATAGGTAATGTGGATAGAATATCATTGGTCTTTGATGTACCACACCATAGAAAGAATCCACATCATGATGTAACAGAGAAGAAAGGTTTTTGATATTATATGTGTACCACAGGAGTGTAACGTATGTGGAAGATATGGTGTAAGGCATTAGGTCAAAAAGAAGGTAAGAATAACAGAGAAGCAGACGCAGTTGCTGTTATCCGTACCTGTATATTGATAGGGTATATGGTTACTAACTGCTTTATTATCGCAGGGGTTGTTAGACATTGGAACTCTACAAGTGATGCACCCCTTCGGGATTGGAATGCTAATGAATGTGTAACAACGGATACTAAAAGTATATTAAAATAGGGTCCGAAATATAATAATAAATATAAAACTGTTATTTTTGTCTTAAGTTACTTGTGAGATACTGTGGGGATACTACCTAGTAACTTCGTGGTAACTTATGAGTAAACCTTCAGGGTCTTGTGGACTAAGGACGCTAGCACACAGGCGCGGAGTTTGTCAACACACGGGGCGGGAAAAAATCGTCGAGATGTTCACAAATGCACATAAACAGTTCGAGATCTCATATATAGTATTATGAATCTCGTCGAGATCTATTGACATCTCGACGAGACATCAGTATAATACAACAGCGTTCAGTTCTCGACTAGATTACATGTACGACGACTACGATCTCGACTACACATATACAAACGATCATGCACAAGATCTAGACGAGATCTATGACTACATGATGCATACGTATGCACAACAACTAGATGAAGATCTAGATGATGAATACGCACGAGATACACATGATTACGCGGATCTTGCGTACAAACATTATGCATGATATAATGCATATCCACACGCACATCTAGCACAATGTCATACACACTCACGCAAAAACGCATGGTTCGTGTTACATTAGACATCATGTGTTATGATGACTTTCCACTCAAAGATCTTGACTGGAAAGAATTACTTCACCTAGAAGGTGATGAGAGTGTAGATGTAGATATTGAAGATTACCAAGATATTTTCTAAAAACCTGTTATTGTGTGCCAGTAGTTGAAGTGTCCACTATTTCAACCGCTGGCATTTTTTTGTGTTAATGTAGTTTTTGTGGGTCGAAAAATGTTACTTACTTCCCCACGAATTCTTTTCACAAATGAACAACACAATTCTCGCAATTCTTCACACTTTGAACATTCTGGCATTTGTGTTAGAAACTGCCACAGAATTCGCAGTTCGTGTCATCGCCCTGGCAATTGTCCTTGGTGAGTATATCTGGACTGGTGCACAGGTTGTTTATAGCAACCGTCAAAACATCATGGAGAATGTTAACATCTTCCGTGACAACGTTGGATCATACTTTGTTTATGGGTGATATATGAAACAAACTGTGCCAATAGTTTTAGTGGCACACACATTTACCATTGGTTCAGATTTCGTGTATTGTATAAACAGTTCAAAAAACACCAAAATGCAAAGTTACACCGACCCCTGCACAATGGCGCTTGAAAGTGATGCTTTCCTGTGGGAGTTGTTGAATGAAACCCCTGGTGAAATCTACGATGTTGAAGAAGAAGAAAAGTTCAACGTGGAAAGTTATATCAACGGCAACACCGATTACTGATACAAACCACCACTGACAGTTTCTAACATGTTTCCTGAAATCTTCGACTTCCAAACCAACTACTACTGGGGTGAGTTAGTGGTAAGAATGGTGCCAATGTTCGGGTTCAAAAAGTATAAAGCAAACGAAGACGAATTGCTGTGGGTTTATGATGTCCACGCTCGTCACCGTTCGTTTTATGTTCCCGCTCGTAATTTGAGCACTTACAAGTACTGAAACTGTTTCGCCCTTAAATGTTACTCAGGGCAGCTGCCCGTGGACAGTCGGAGAGGTGGCACACAAAATGGGCACAGGGTCCGATTCCGTGTATTGTAGAGGCATGAACAAAACACAAAACCCTTACCGCTTGCAGATGATCCAACAGGGTCGCGACCCCATCGACCGTCCCGTTCGTGAGGTTCCCGCTCGGTTCCGTGATCGCTTCGCCACCTATGAGGAGTATCAGGAGGCGATTGCCGAAATGCTTAACGGCATGTGACAGTCGGGAGACTGTCCTCCGCCTATTGACTTCTGCCCTCACCTGATCTAATTTGTGTCCATGAACAAAACGACCTTTGACCAAAACGGCATCTTTTCTTCTGATGCCAAACTGACTGCCATCGCCCTGCAGGTGCTTGAGCAGGAGAAGCGTGAGCGTGAACTGCGCCGTGAGTGGTTCAGCAAGTGGAATGACTCCCGCCCTGATGATGGTGGACAGTGGGGCATCTGGAACATCAGCGACCGCGACTGACTCCATCATCGTCTAATCTGTTCCCATACCAAACGAACCAACATGCTCACGATCGACACTTGGGACCATAGCACCGCAACCGCAACGATCACGCTGCCGCTTCTGACCCGTGACCTCTACATCGAATGGCAGAGCGGAAGCATTGAAACCGTACCCGTTCGCCGCCGTGATCAACTGAAGGTCCTGGCGATGTGGATGACTGCCCGTGAGCAACTCTCCTGGGGACGATTCGCGAACTGGACCAAAGGCGCTGGAAACCCTGCCGCCTGACCCCTTATACTATCCACATACCAAACAAACACACATGACCAACGCTCTCACCGGTTCCGCTCTCCTGGACATGATCCGCAAGATGGAATCCGCTGACCGCACCACCCAGTGTCTGACCTGCGGTTACGTTCGGGAGAACGGCAAACCTGCATTCACTGCATTCTTTGAGGCAATTCTGGAGGCGCGTGGTATCAATACCGCCGCAGTTGAGAAGGAAGAAATGCTGGGAGAATATCCCGAGCAAAATGAGATCCTGACTGAACTCCTTGAGGATTATGATGCCGACGCAATCAAGGCATTCATTGAACTCTATGGAGAGGAGAATCTGGAGTCCTTCACTGATGCTTACCAAGGCGAAATGTCTGGCGCTGAGTTTGCAGAACAGTTGACCACTGATTGCTACTGCCTGGACATTCCTTCCTTCGTTTGTGTTGATTGGGAAGCAACCTGGCAGCAACTCTGCTATGATTATGATGAGCAGGATGGTTACATTTTCTCCCGTCACTTCTGAACCAGTCGGGGGACTGGCACACCCCAGCGGTTGCCGTCCCCATTTTCGTGTAATTTAAAAGGGTCAAAGGAACACCGCTCATGTCCGCTTCAACTCAGAACCTGGTCGCCATCGCTCAGTCCCTGCCCGCTGGGGTCACCGCTAAGGTCACCGTGATGAAGTCCGCCACCACCCGCCGCCGTCGTTCGCTGCTGAACAAGACCAACTCCTCCGGTCGTTCGGGTCTGGGTTCTCACGACACCGCCAAGGGTTCGTATGTTGCTCAGGGTGACATCGCCATCGGTGCTGGTCGCATGGGAACGCTGAACCCCGTGAATTCCCTGGGTCGTGCCTGGGTGGGTGATAAGGACGCCAACGCCCGCCGACATGCTGCCGTCGCCCGCCTGGATCGCCGTTCTGCTGTTCTGGGTGTGTGATACAGCACCCTTATGGGTTCGTGTTTCGGCAGTGCCCCCCGCCGTGGGGGTGCGTCGGTCGCGCCCGTGTATATAAAACCAATGGGTCCCTGTAAGCTATAAAGTCTTGCTTTCGCGAGCTCTATATAAAACAAAAGTGTAATCGCAAATACCTCTAATGGAAAAAAACCGGGACAAAAATTTTTCGACTGTAGAGGTCGATAGTGTAACAGGGGAGTATGTAATAAAGGTGCCCGAATGGATCATGTCTGAGTTTGGATGGTATGAGGGGACAGAGATAAACATGGAGGTTGATGGTGAATGTATTGTGATACAGGAACTGTAGAGATAGTATTATCATCACCTACAAACGAACATATTCGTTGAAGTTTAATTGACTCCTTATAGATACCCTGTTATAATACTGACGTAACCTACTTTTTCTAATGGCTAAAGGATTTACAGTAAAGGCAAAAAACCCGACTAAGGGAAAGGCAGACGCCCCTGAGTTTGACTATGACAAAGCAAGGGAGATGGTAAGAGGCAAGAGTATTGTTTTCTGTCTACCTGGTCGTGGAGTATCTTACACATATTTGAAGAACTTTGTACAACTGTGTTTTGACTTAGTACAGAATGGTGCAAGTATTCAGATCTCACAAGACTATAGTTCCATGGTGAACTTTGCGCGTTGTAAGTGTCTGGGTGCTAATGTACTGCGTGGACCTGATCAGATTCCATGGGATGGTAAGTTGAACTATGACTATCAGTTGTGGATTGATAGTGATATTGTGTTTAACACTGAGAAGTTTTATCAGTTGGTATTGTTGGATAAAGACCTTGCTTCTGGATGGTATTGTACTGAAGATGGTCAGACGACTAGTGTTGCTCACTGGATGGAAGAAGATGACTTCCGTAATAATGGTGGAGTCATGAACCATGAAACGTTAGAGACCATGGGTAAGCGTAAGAAGCCATTCACAGTGGACTATGCAGGTTTTGGATGGTTGCTCATCAAGAAGGGAGTATTTGAGCATGAGGATATGAAGTATCCTTGGTTTGCTCCGAAGATGCAAGTCTTTGAATCTGGAGAGGTTCAGGATATGTGTGGAGAAGATGTATCATTCTGCCTAGATGCAAAGGAAGCAGGTTTTGAGATCTGGTGTGACCCTCGCGTCAGAGTTGGTCACGAGAAGACAAGAGTTATTTGATACTATGGCAGACTCTTACACGATCATCGTAAAAGGTGAAGTAAGATACAAGAACCTTACTCAAGAGGAATACTTTGAGTATATGGATGACTTGTCGATAGAGTATTATCAGACAGGTCGTCCCCGTCCCTCGGACATTGAAACTAAAATTACAGGAGACTACAAATGGCAATGAGATCAAAGGTTGGTGTGGTAAAAGACGGGTTTATGCCCGGAAAACCGAAGAAGACTCGTCAAGGGTCCGGAAAAAACACTAAGTACGCCGCTTCTTCTCGCAATGGGAAACCTAAGGCATATCGGGGACAAGGCAAATGAGCACATTGATTACTAACCTTCCAACACAGAAAGTATGGGTACGTAAAGAATACCTCTGTGATCATAAGGATGGGTTTGGTGAATTTGTAGAAGGCATTTGGGTATGTGCTAAAAGCATACCTGGTCGTGCTTTTTACTTTGAAACCTACCTTCCACAGTATGGGGCAATGTATGATAAGTTGCCTATTAGTGCATTTGTTGCCGAACCAAAGACACCTGACCCTGACTTAGACCTTCCGAACCTACAGTTCTGGAACTGTATGGACTATAACGTAACTAATATCTGTAAGCAGATTGTTGCATCAATGGAGTGGGAAGTAAGAACCAGGCATTTTGGTTCATTAAAAGGTACATACATCTGTACTCTTGATAACTATCACGGTGATATTGATACTATTGACTCGTCTTGTAGTGAACTACCTGATGAGCACAAGAGTTTTAACCTCATTGAACTGGATAATGGGCAGTTTGCTTTGTATCCTAATAACAGATGTCGTATTTACGATATCTCAATGACACCAAATGATGTAAAAACACCTGACTTTAAGGTATCTACTGAATGGTATCAAGTAGAAAATGGTGTTAAGTGGGGACGACTTGGTGATTGTCATGATTACTTCTGGACTACACCAGAAGAACGTGAAGAATATCCCGTGGTAAATAGTGATGAAGGGATGGAAACCCCTTAAAAAGTTCTGATTCACACAATCAGGAGTAAAAATGGCGAAGTATCACGTCGATCGTGATGTCAACTACATGTATCGTATGTGGGGAACCACAAGTTTAATCACTGACTATTGGACCAAGCCTAGAAAAACAGAAGATCCAGAAGAAATTGCTACTGAAGATATAAATAAAGGCAAGAAAACTAACTGACCAATGGCAATCACTAGGATATCAAGAGGTTTTAAAGACATTAGTTTGTCTTTTGAGCCTCATCCTGTGACAAAAGACTTGCCAGTTCTTAAAAATGCTAACGCTATTAAGCGTGCAGTTCGTAATTTAGTTCAAACTATCCCAGGGGAGCGTTTTTTTCAACCTCTCCTGGGTTCTGACGTTTATAGATCCTTATTTGATTTCGTTGATTACGCCACTGCAAGCGTAATTGAGAACCAAATTATTACAACTATTGAAAACTTCGAAGAAAGAGTTGAAAATGTAGAAGTTCAGGTCGAACCAGAACCTGATATGAACACTTTTTCCGTAACAGTCTTCTTTGATATTGTTGGTCAAGACCTTCCTGTTCAAGAATTCACGTTCATATTAGAGGCGGCACGCTGATATGCCTTTTACTAAGTTCACAAACCTCGACTTTGACCAAATTCGAGCATCAATTAAGAGTTATCTTCGTGCAAATTCCGAATTTTCGGACTTTGACTTCGAAGGTTCCAACTTTTCAGTCTTAATTGACACGCTTGCTTACAATACTTACATCAATGCGTTCAACTCTAACCTGATTGTTAACGAATCTTTCTTGGATTCGGCAACATTGAGAGAAAATGTTGTCTCTTTAGCAAGAAATATTGGTTATGTACCCCGCTCCAGGAGCGCAGCAAAGGGTCAAGTAAGTTTTACTGTACAAACCACCACAACATCACCTACAGTCACCTTAGAAGCGGGTCTGGTATGCGTTGGAATGGCAGAAGAGACCAACTTTGTGTTCTCTATACCTGAAAATATTACAACAACAGTCAATTCTGGTGTTGCAACGTTCGATAATATTGAAATTTTCCAAGGAACCTTCCTCAGAAAGCAGTTTGTTGTTGATGGTTCGTTAGATCAACGCTTTATTCTTGATAATTCGTTCATTGATACGTCAACTATCAAGGTAAATGTCAAAACCAGGAATGATACTGGTCTTGGAAGACCATTTACGACTGCTGATAACATTTTAAACCTGAATAAGAACTCAGAAATCTATCTTTTACAAGAAGTTCAGGATGAAAAGTACGAACTTCTGTTTGGTGACGGATATTTTGGCAAAAAACTGGATAATGGAGACGTAATTACTGCAACTTACATCATTACAGATGGAAGAGATGGTAATGGACCGTCTTCTTTCAGTTTTTCTGGTCGTTTTACTGATAGTTTAGGCAATCCAGTTGTTCCAACAACCACTGTTCAACTCACGACGGATAGAAAAGCACAAAATGGTGGCGATATTGAGCCAATTGACTCAATTAAGTACTTTGCACCAAGGATTTACTCCTCTCAGTACCGTGCAGTCACTGCTAGAGACTACGAAGCCATTATTCAGTCCATTTATCCTAACACAGAGTCCGTTTCTGTCGTCGGTGGTGAAGAATTAGACCCACCACAGTTCGGTCAAGTGTTGATTAGCATCAAACCCAAGAATGGTGACTTCATTTCCGACTTTGATAAGGAACAAATTGCCATCAAACTGAAAAATTATGCAATTTCTGGTGTAAACCAACAAATTGTTGATCTTAAGGTCCTGTTTGTTGAAGTTGACACTGCAGTTTACTACAATAGTTCACAAGTGTCTGATGTTAACGGTCTGAAGACCAAAGTTAGCAACACTTTGAACACATTCTCTGATGCAAACGTCAGTAAGTTCGGTGGTCGCTTCAAATATAGCAAATTAGTTCAAGTTATTGACAATACTGACAATGCTATTACCTCTAATATCACTAGAGTCAAGATTAGAAGGAATTTGAAGGCACTGATCAACCAGTCGGCACAATATGAACTTTGCTATGGTAATAGATTTCACAAAAACCCCGAAGGTTTCAATATTAAGAGCACAGGGTTCAACTTAAGAGGTAGAACTGGTACTTTCTTCTTTACAGACACTCCTGGTGAAGGTGATATGGGTGTTCTGTCTGTTGTAAGAGATATTAATGATGAAGGCAAGTATGAAGTTGCTATCAAGTCTATTGGAACTGTTGATTATGCCAAAGGTGAGATATTGATTAACACCATTGATATCTCAGGCACTGAAAAGGAAAATAATATTATTGAAATACAAGCATTCCCAGATTCCAATGATGTTATCGGTCTCAAGGACCTCTATTTGAGTTTCTCGGTTGCAGATAGCAAGATAAATATGGTGAGAGACACCATTACTTCAGGTGAGCAAATTTCGGGTGTTGGTTATAAGTCAACTTCCAGTTACCTAAACGGGGCATTAAAGAGGGTATAAGTAGATGATTCAAACGGGCTTTGAAAGGCGAGTTAAGATTCAACAGGTAGTTGAAAGTCAACTTCCAGACTTTTTAAGAGCAGAAAGTCCAAAAAGTATTGACTTTCTAAAGACATACTATTCCTCACAAGAATTTCAGAGTGGTCCTTCCGACCTCTCTGAAAACTTAGACCAATATCTTAAATTTGATAACTTAACTCCCGAAGTTATCAGTGGAGAGACGACGTTATATTCTAATATTACCACATCTGAAGATACTATTCAAGTATTTTCTACCAAGGGTTTTCCATCAGATTATGGTCTTTTCAAGATAGGTGATGAGATCATTACCTACACTGGACTCACGACAAATACCTTCACAGGATGCGTCAGAGGGTTCACTGGTATCACTTCATATAGAACTGACCTAGACCAAGAAGAACTCGTCTTCCAGGAGACTACAAGCGCCTCTCACGCTGCTGGAGACAAGGTTCAGAACCTCAGTTCACTGTTCCTCAAGGAGTTCTACAGAAAACTCAAGTATACCTATGCTCCTGGGTTTGAAGATGTTGATTTCGTAGCAGATCTTGACGTAAATAACTTCCTCAAAGAAGCAAGAACTTTCTATGAGGCTAAGGGTACAGAAGAGTCTTACAACATCCTCTTCAAAGTATTATTTGGCGAAACTCCAAAAGTTATTGACCTTGAAGAGTTCCTTCCTAAACCCTCTTCTGCCAAATATATCAGAAGAGAGCAAGTTGTTGTTGAGCGTGTATCTGGTGACCCCAACAAACTTGTAGGACAAACGATTCAGAAGTCTTCTGATCCAAATACACAAGGTTCAGTATCTGAGGTAGAAATATTCACTAGATCTGGTATCAACACATTCTTCAAACTTGGTCTGTTTGTTGGATATGATGACAGAGATCTTATTGAAGGAACATTTGTCATTCAACCAGAAACGAAGGTTATCAACCCTGTTCCTCCAGGTGGAACAACTATTACTGTTGATTCCACAGTTGGTTTCGGAACTACTGGAACCATTATTGCTGGTGATACTACAATCACTTATTCTGACAAAACTATCAACCAGTTCTTAGGTTGTCAAAATGTTGTAAATGCACTTCCGACGAAGACTTCGCTTAGAACAAATGAAACTTTCATTGGATATGAAGATGGAGACATCACAAAGAAGGTAGAAGTAAGAGTAACTGGTGTTCTTAAGGACATCAAACCAATTAATGATATTGTACTTGCAACTGAGGGTCAGAAAGTCAATGTCAAGAACGTTGGTGAAAAGATAAAGAATCCGGTAGAGAAAACTTATAAGCAGTTATTCGCCAACTCCTGGGTCTACAACACTAGTGCCCGTTTCTTCATTGATTCCATAAATGGTTCCAACTTTGACCTTAAGTCTGAACCAGATAAGTCAAATTTAAAAGTTGGTGATAAGGTTGATGTTTTAATTGAGAGCACTGAATTTATCGCTGCACCTGACGCTGTAGTTGCATCAATTAATGGTAAGCAAATTACTCTGAATAATCTGGGTGGTTTTTCACCTTCTGTAAATGTTGAGTACAGTGTTAGAAGAAAACTCAACACAGCCACTAGTTTTGGAACACCTATCTTACAAGGTGATAATATTCTTACAACAGATATTCAAAATGTTTATAATGAGAATGATGAGCACATGTATGTTGCATCAAACTCATTACCTTCGTATGCTATTACGAAAACAACCTTCAATGCATCTATTTCTTCAGTAACTGGTGCTTTCCAAAACTTCAATACTACTACACTTAAGTATTCTATTCTTTCTTTCCCATCACCAGTACCATTTGTAACTGGAGATGAGGTTGTTTATAGCACAACTGGTAACAATATTGTTGGTTTACCTGAAGGTTCTTACTTCGTAAAGGTTCTTTCGCTTTCAAACCAAATCAAACTCTATAGGTCTAGGTCTCTTATTGTCACTGACACTGCAGAAGAGTTTGATATTCCTAGTGGAACACAAACACATACTTTTACTCTTGTCAGTCAAAAGTCAAATGCTATTGCACCACAAAAACTTTTAAGGAAGTTTCCAATACCCGTTAACATTAAGAATGGTGAGGCATCACCTACCGCACCTGGTGCAACAGGTATGTTTGTAAATGGTGTTGAACTTCTTAACTACAAGTCAGAAGATAAGATATACTTTGGTCCTCTGTCTGATGCACGCATCTATACAGGCGGCACAGGATATGATGTTATCAATTTGCCAAATATAAACATTGATGGTAATGCAGCGGTTCAACCAGTTGTAAGAGGGGAACTCAAAGAAATTATCGTAGACCCTCAGTCATTTGATATTAACAGAGTAATATCAGCAACATTGACAGGTGGTAATGGAAGTGGTGCTATATTAGAGCCTATTGTTGATAGAAGAAATAGAGAATTAGAATTTGATTCACGTCTAACGACTTTTGGTGGTGGAGTTGATTTTACTAATGATGATATTTCGTTCCCAGTAGACCACAAACTTACTAGTGGTGAAGCATTACTGTATAACTCAAAAGGCAATGCTGGTATTGGTATTGGTGACTATCAAGGATCTAACGTAATAGGAACCAACAAACTCAATAATGGTTCAACTTACTATGCAGAAGTTGTAAACAATAGATCTATTAGACTCTACGAAACAGAGAATGACTATGCAAGTGGAATCAACACAGTTGGTTTCACCACAGCAAACAACACTGGAACACATTCTTTCAAACTTCGTGAAAGCAAGAATTACTTAAAAGAAATCAAAGTTATTAACCCTGGGTCTGGTTATGAAAACAGAAAACTGTTTGTACAACCAACTGGTGTAGATACCGTATCAAATTCGATCAAGTTTGAGAACCATGGTTTCTCTGATGGAGATGTTGTTGTTTATTCATCTGGCGGAACTTTAGTAAATGGTCTCAATACTACTGACCAATACTCAGTTATCAAGTTATCTGATGATGAGTTTAGACTCGCCAACTCTGGTATTGGTGCTACGGACTTAGGAAACTTCAATAGAAACAACTATGTCAAGTTTGCTACATCTGGTGTAGGAACACAGTTTTTTGCTTATCCAGATGTTGAACTGACACTAAATGTTGACTATGGTGGTTCATCAAATACTATCACAGCAACCCCAGTCATTCGTGGTCCAATCGTTGATCTTTATCTCTATGATGCTGGTTCTGGTTATGGAAGTACTGTTCTTAACTTCCATAAGAAACCTGATATTGATATTGAAGTAGGTAAAGAAGCAGAGGTTCAAGTTATTGTTTCAAACGGACATATTAATAGAGCACAGATTATTAACCCTGGTTCTGAATACACATCTGCTCCTGATCTCAATATCACTGGTGATGGTATTGGTGGTAAGTTAAGAGCAGTAGTTTCTGACGGTAAACTGACTGATGTTATTATTGTCAATACTGGTATTGGATATTCTACAGCAAATACTGTAGTCAAAGTTGTACCTAACGGACAAAATGCATTTATTGAGGCTTCTGTAAGACATTTGAGTGTTAACAACCATAATAGGTATGGAAATGAGATCCTTACTGAAGGGGTTGGTGGTCTTCAGTATGCAATGGTTGGTTATTCAACTGCCATCGGTTCATCTGAATATGGTGATAATGATTCCACAGTCCACTCTCCTATCATTGGTTGGGCGTATGATGGAAACCCAATTTATGGGTCATATGGATATTCTGATGCATCCGACTCAAACTCTGACATTCAGGTTGTAAGAAGTGGATATGTCTTATCACCATCTGATGTTGTTGACAGACCCTCTGGATTCTCAAATGGTTTCTTTGTTGAGGACTTTAAGTTTGATAACTCTGGAGAACTGGATCAATACAACGGAAGGTTCGCAAAGACACCTGAGTTTCCAAATGGAACTTACGCTTACTATGCTGGTATCAATAGTAGCACCTATGCACCAACTTTCCCATTCTTTATTGGGCATCAGTATAGATCAGTTCCTATCACTCAAAACGTAGACCAAGACTTTAAGTTTGAGTCTTCTCAACTCATTAGAAATACACTTCCATATGGTGTTGGTGACCTGGGTATTGATAACGACTTCATCACCGAACCTAATGAAATTAGACTATCTGACTCAACTATCAAGTCAGTCAGTAAGGGTTCTGTAGAGTCCCTCATTGTTAATGAGTCTGGTGATAGATACAAGGTAGGTGATGTTGCTTCATTCGACAACACAGGGTCATTAGGAGGCGGTGTAAGCGCCGTTGTAGAGTCTCTTGAAGGTAAGACTATAAACGAACTGACAACCACTGTTGAGAGTTATCAGAACGTCCAGTTCGTTTGGGATAAGCAAGGTCAAGTATCTGGAAATATTATCCCAACACATACTCTCCTTAACAATGATACTGTTATTGTTTCTGGAGTATCAACATCCATTAAAGGACTGAGTGCTAACCATAAAATTGGTGTTTCATCTGAAAGCGTCATTCTCTTTGCAGAGTTGCCAAGTAATGCAACAGTTGGTGTTGTAACTGATATTTTCGTCAATAAAATTCCTTCTACAGTTTCTGTTGGAAGCACTATTCAAATTAATGCAGAGAGACTTTCTGTTCTTGGAACCTTTAGGGATAGAAAGGTCATCAGAGCCTTAAGAGGAGAAACAGTTGGTACAGCACACACTGCATCCACTCCTTTGACAGTTATTACAGGATCGTTTACATTACCACTTGATGTTCCAAAGTTTGAGTCAAAACTTGACGACAAAGTATATTTTAATCCACTTCAAGCAGTTGGTTTTGGAACTGAGGCAGGTATTGGAACAACAAGAAACTATGTTGTTGGTAATGTTGGAAAATCTGTAAATATCCCAACTCAGAGTCTTTACATTCCTAACCATCCATTCACTGATGGTCAGCAAGTTACATTTAGAAGACTGAATGCAACAAGTGGTATTTCTGTCTCAAATGCAGGAGATAGCACTCCATTCTTGATTCCACAAGTTGCTGATAGCGAAACCATGTTCGTTATCAAGAAGTCTGATGATATCATTGGTCTTACCACTGCAGTTGGTCTGTCTACAGGTGGTGGTTTATTCTGGCGTTCTTTCGGCACCAATAGCAGTGACGAGGACTTCCAGTATTCTCTTGAGTCAAACTATGACCAAGTTACTGCAAGAGTTCAAAAAATCAAGTCTACAGTCTCGGTTTCAACCTCTCATGGACTGGAAGAAAATGACGTTATTCAACTTACTGTAAAACCAAGTCTTTCAGTTGGTATTGGTGAGTCAACAGCAGTTGTAGTCAAGTATAACTCAGCAAATGATAAACTTTCTATTAATCCTATTGGTTTTGGTAATACTGCTGTAACAGTCAATACAGATAACTTTGAGTTAATGAACCACGGTTTCTTAAGTGGTGACAAAGTATTCTATAACTCATCTTCTGCTATCGGTGGTTTACCCGTTGGTTCATACTTTGTAAACAGAGTTGATGATAATAACTTCAAACTGTGCCTCACCAAGTCTGATAGTCTTGCATCACCACCTATTGCTATCAACCTAACCTCTCAGGGTTCAGGTCACGAAATATCCAAAATTAACCCTCAAATCCCTGTTGTTGAAAACAACGACTTAGTATTTGATGTTTCAGACTCAAGTCTTTCTGGATACAACTTCAAACTCTTCTATGATGAGGAGTTCAATAATGAGTTGGTCTCGATAGGCACAACTACCACGTTTAGTGTTGCTGGTGTTGGAACAGTTGGTCTTTCTGGAGCAACAGTCACTCTCAACTATAATGAGAGTCTACCATCTAAGGTATATTATTCTCTGGAGAAGTCTGGATACATTAGCACCTCTGATGTAGATGTATCAAATAACTCAGAAATTCTTTTCGTTGAAAGTTCTTATAACAATTCTTACACTGTCTCTGGTGTAGGAGCAACCACTTTTGATATTTCTATACCTGAGTATCCTGAAAAACTATCTTATAACCAAGGTAATACCGACAAACTTTCTTACACTACAAAGTCTGCTTCTGCAAGTGGTGGTGTAAATTCAATGCAGATTACTTATGGAGGTTCTGGTTACAAGAAACTTCCTAAGTTTGTAAATATTGCATCTACCGCTGGGGTCAACGCTGACATCATTCCAGACTCTAAGTCTATTGGAAGAATTGTCGAATTTAATGTTGATGACCCAGGTTTTGACTTCTCTGCAGATACTACTCTGAGTCCAGAGGTTCTTTTCTCACCAAACTTAACTATTGTTGATAGAAACATTGTTAGTGATGTTGAAATTGTAGACGGTGGTAAAAAATACACCTCTGCACCAGACTTGATTATTGCAGATCCAGAAACTGGAGTTCCTTATACCACTGGTCAACTAAAAGCAACTATTCAAGGTGCATCTGTTTCGTCTGTAGAGATTATTGATACACCAATCGGTCTTTCCGATAACAAGAACAAAGTTTATGCCATAAACAACTCAAACGGTGTAGGTATCAGTAGTGTTATTGCCAACTCAACTGGTATTGTTACTTGTGTTCTTGTTACACCTGTAAACAACTTTACTACAGCACCATTTGCTGTTGGTGATGAAATATTTGTTGAGGGTATTCAAAAGAATGACTCAACTGGAACAGGTTTCAACTCTGCTGACTATAAGTATCAGTTCTTCAAGGTATCTCAATATAATGCTACTAACCCAGCAAGAGTAATATTTGATATCTCTAGTTTGACTACTAATGCTGGTGTAGCCGTAACTGACTCTAACACTTATGCATCAGTCATTCATAAGAATGATTATCCAGTCTTTAATGTAGTTCAAGAACCAAAGAACTTCATTGTTGGAGAAAAACTTCTTAGCAAGTCTGGATCAACATATAGTGAAATTGACCTTGTTGTTCAGGAAGTTCAAAGTGATAACCTCAAGGTTATTGGAAAATATGAGTTAAGTGAAGGAGAGCAAGTATTTGGTCGTGACTCTGGAACTCTTGCAACTATCAAAACTATTGTAGAAAATAGAGCAAGATACGTTGTTGACTATTCTTCAACAAGAGAACTTGGATGGTCTGATGATATTGGTAAAGTCAACCTTGACTATCAAGTCCTCCCAGATAATGACTACTATCAGAATCTCTCATATACTATTAAGAGTAGCATCACTTATGATGATGTTGCGGATAAAGTGAGAGGTTTGGTCCACCCAACTGGAATGAAGGACTTTGTAGATACTGGAATAACTTCAACTACTAGTGTTGGACCAAAAAGTGGAACAGATGCAGTAGACACAGCAACTATTGATATTATTAACACAAATATTGACGGTTCTACCATGAGAGTAGACACCATCAATTTCTTAGACCTTGGTATTGATATTGATGCTCAAAATAACAAATCTAAGTTTATCAAGTTTGCTAATAGAAAACTGACTGACTACTTTAAGTGTGTGTCAAACAGAGTTCTGATGATGGACGACATCGCTAATCAGTTCTCTAATACTGATAGTGAGACAAATGAATTTGTTGACCTTAATGACTTCAGCATACTTGATGGTTTGACACGTTTCCTTGTTCAAGTCAAGAATGTCAATAATGACGAAAGACAACTGACTGAGATTTACACATTACCAACTCCTAACGCTGATATCATTACTTTTGAAAAAGGAAGCGTATTCAATACATCTTCCAAGTTAGGTGATGTAACTGGAAACATTGATGAGAATGATGTATTATCTCTTAGATTTACACCTGTTGATGCTTTAGAGCAAGACTTTGATATTAAAGTGTTGAAAGAAAACTTTAACACTTCACTTGCTGGAATCAATACTTCATCTATTGGTTTCGTCAAAGTAACTGGCACAAATAGCATTGTTGGTTCTGGTTCAAGTGCAAATCTCATAGTCACAGATAATGAAACTGCATTTGCTTTTGTTGAGGTAATTGATCAAACAACTGATGAAAGAAACTTTGTAGAAATGTTCATCGAAAAAGATGGAACGCAAACAAACGTTTCACAATACTTCCTTGACAATGCTCCAAATAACTTCAGCAATAACTTCATTGGAACATTTACCTCATACTTAGACTCTGGTTCTATCAAGTTGAACTTTGAAAATACTGAGACCAATAGTGTTTTGGTAAGAGCAAAGGTTGTTTCATTCGACGATACTTCCGTCGGTATTGGGACATACAGGTTCAAGGCTTTCAATCAACCAGATGGATCAGAAAATTCTGCTCGTCTGCAGTCCAACTTCTCCTCTGGAACTGGTGTGAGAGATATTGTTACTCTTGATGCTCTTGATGTAACTTCTATTAAGTCTGTTGTTCAGGTAGAAACTGGTAACTCAACTGCAGTTCATCAAGTCCTGACTGTAAATGATGGTATTGAAGCAGCTACCACCCAGATGCCATTCCTTTCCATTGGAAGCACTTCTGGCATTGGAACATTTGGTTCTGAGTTTAGTGGTTCTGATATCACAATGAAGTTCTATCCAGATTCCTCAGTCTCTGGTATCGTTACAGTCAAAGCGTTTAATGAACTTCTTCAAACTGATACCGATTTGGTAAATGTACCAAACCCTCTTGAAGTTGGAACATTAACTAAGACTTTCCTCACGGGTGCATATAATGCAATAAATGGTCCAAGAGCAAATAGAACTAAATTCATTGCACAACACAATGGTGTTCCTATTTTCAGAAAGACATTCAACCCAGGTATTTCTACAGTATTAGATCTCACAAACGATACTTTCAATATTGACGATCACTTCTTCAATACTGGTGAAAGACTGGTTTATAACCCTGGTTCATCTTTTGCAGGTGTTGCAGGAACTGCTATTCAAACATCTGGTGGAACTGATCTTCCAACCGAAGTTTACGCTATTCGTGTTAATAAGGATCAGTTCAAACTTGCATCATCTAAAGCAAATGCAAACTCAGGAACTGCATTAACTATAATTGATAATGGTGGTGGTAATGCTCACACCATCGATATGTTTAAGAAACTTGAGAAGACAATTATTTCTATTGATGGTATTGTTCAGCATCCTGTCGCATATTCCAAGTTAGACTATCAACTGACAGATAATGGTGGTTCTATTGGTGTTGGTCAGACATTTATCAGTCTGACTGGTATCTCATCTATCGGAAGTGGAGATCTTCTTAAGATCAATGATGAGTTTGTTAATATTGTTTCAGTTGGTCTTGGAACAACTGCCCTTGGACCTATCACTGGTTCTGGTGCATTCAACCTTGTTCTTGTTAAGAGAGGTTCACTCGGTAGTGTTGAAACAACTCATAATGATGGTGATGCTGCCGAAGTTCATGTTGGTTCATTTAACATTGTAGGAAGTGAAATTAACTTTAAAGAAGCTCCACGAGGAAATGTAACTCGTGGTGTTGATGATGCCAACCTCCCCTTCCCCAAATCTACTTTTGGTGGTCGTGCATATCTCAGAAGTGATTATGATACAAACATCATCTTTGATGATACTTCCAAGTCCTTCACAGGTATTGGTGCAACATACACATTAACAGTTGGTGGTGCTAATACCACAGGTATTGAAACTGGAAGCGGAATATTGTTTGTAAACAATATCTTCCAGACCCCAACAACTGACAATAATGATGGAAACAACTACATCTTTGAAGAAGGAACTGCTGGTATTTCCAGTGTTATCTTCTCAGGTGTTAAAGATGTTAATGGAAACTTAATTCTGTCTGACCATGATGTAAACATTAACCAGTTGCCTCGTGGTGGTGTTCCAGTTTCATTTGGCTCAACCAATGGTCTTGGTATTGCACCTCTCGTAGGAGCATCTGTTACCGCTTTTGTCACGGGTGGTGTTATTCAAAGCGTTGGTATCAGTACTCTTGATATTATCGGTTCTGGATACCGTGGAGTTGTTTCTGTTGCTGTTACTGATACAAATGGTCATGGCGCAGATGTTACTGCAACAGTCGGAGCAGGTGGAACTCTTTCCTTTACTGTAAACTCTGGTGGCACTGGATATACTAACCCAATAATTTCAGTTCCAGAACCATCATATGAGAACCTTGAGTTTGTAGGAGTTTCTAGACCTGGACTTGGTGCTACTACAGAAGTTGGTGAGAACTTACTGGTCAACTTGATTGTTGGTCCAACTTCTGTAACTGGTATCGGTTCTACACTCTTTGAAGTTAAGGACTTCAAGATTACAAGACCTGGATATGGTTTCCGTGAAGGTGACGTTATCAAACCAGTTGGTATGGTAACTGACAGAGGCATCGCTGCGATGACCGACTTTGAACTCACTATCACTGATACCTTTAATGATTCTTTTGCTGCCTGGCAGTTTGGTGAACTGGATTACATTGACTCCATCAAAGTTTATCAAAATGGAACTAGAACTCGTTTCCCACTCTTCTACAGAGGTGAACTGAGAAGTTTCGAACTCGATGAAAACAATACCGACTCACTTGAAATTGACCTGAACGCTATTCTCCTAGTATTCGTAAATGGTGTTATCCAAGAACCTGGAAAGCACTACAACTTCACTGGTGGTACTTCAATGGTATTCACTGAACCACCCGATCCCGATGAAGATGTTGATATCTTCTTCTACAGAGGAACAAGAGGAACAGATAGTTTCTCCGTCAATATTGTAGAGACAATAAAGCGTGGTGATACTCTTAAACTCTATAAGAATATCAATAACCCAAATACAGTTGAGCAAGAGCCAAGAGTTATCTATGATCTTTCATCTTCAGATAAGATTGAAACTAACCTCTATGCTGGTCTTGGTATTGATGAAGTCAACTTCAAACCAATTAGTTGGACTAAGCAAAAGGTTGATAGAAATATCAGTGGAGATCTGGTTTACAAAAACAGAGACTCTATTGAACCAATGGTGTTCCCAACTTCACGTATTATTGGTGATGTTTCCTTAACAGATACTGAGATATTTGTCGATAACGCACAGTTCTTCGACTATGAGCAAAGCACTCCAATTGAAGTAGATGGTGTTATCGTTGCTAATAACACAGACCCTGTTGCTGCTGCCCTGACTGCCACTGTAGGTCCTAACGGAACCATTACAGATATTACAGTGGTTGATAGTGGTTCTGGTTATCTGACTCCAAATGCAGTTGTTAGACTCTCTGCACCAAAAGCAATAGGTGTTGGTGTTGGAACCACTGCTGAAGCAACTGTTGCTGTTGTAAATGGTTCACTGGTTGTTGGTGGTGCTACGATTACTAACTCTGGTTTTGGATATACTCACAGTGCTCCTCCACAAGTTATTGCAGATACCACAGCAGTAAGATATGAAAATGTCTTGAATGCTGATACTGTTGAGGGATGGGTCGGTATCGTTACAGGTGTACGTAGCACTACTGGAACTGGTGGTCATCCACTTGCATTAGAGTTCCATGTTAACTCTTCCACATGGGCAGGTTTGAATGCTGGATATCCAGTATTCATTAATGGAACACGTTCTGGACATGGAGTTGTTTCTGTTGATGGAAACGATACATCTACAGTTGGTGTTGGCACCACATTTGCAGACAACGTTTACATTGTTCACCAAGTTTCTAATGTTGCTAACAATGGTATTCTCACCTGCAACGTACTCTCTACAACAAACTTAAGCAACTTTAATGTTTCTGGAACAACGTCTCAACCATGTGGACGTGTTTCGTGGGGAAGAATTTCTGGTTTCTCTAGAAGTTCAACACCAGTTTCTATTGGAGTAACAGGTTTGACTGTTGACTCTGGTTTGTCAACATTCCCAACCATTCAAAGAAGAGGAACTGGGTTTAAACAAACTGGTGGAGCAGGTTTATAAATATAGAAAAAAGCTAGCACGATGGCGGCAATTGTCACAGATCAGTTTAGAATATTAAATGCGAGCAATTTTGTTGACTCCGTTACTAGTACTTCTAATTCATATTATGTCTTCGTAGGTTTGTCCAACCCTACGACATCTGGTTTTGGGCGTGTATCTAACTGGGATAATAATACTCCAGTTCCTACAGATAACACTGATTATCAAAACTTTGTAAGCGATAATATTTCTTTCGGAAGAAAAGTCACATCTTCCAATGTTAGAAGATTGATAAGAAAGATTGAATGGTCCAAAGGGACAAAATATGAGATGTATCGTCATGACTATAGTTTGACGAACCCATCACCTATTACCAACTCTTCAAGACTTTATGATGCGAACTACTATGTAATGAATAGTGAGTTCAAAGTCTATGTTTGTATTGATAATGGTTCATCTGGTATCAATACAACTGGTAATGCATCTTTAGACGAACCAACTTTCACCGACCTTGAGCCGTCCAAGGCAGGTGTTAGTGGAGATGGTTATATTTGGAAATATCTTTTTACAGTTGCTCCTAGCGATATTATCAAGTTTGACTCAACAGACTTCATTGCTCTTGATAATAACTGGTCAACTTCAACAAATGCACAGGTTGTTGCTGTTCGTGAGAATGGCGATTCTGATGTAAATGATAACCAGATTAAGAAAATATACATTGATAACCAAGGTGTTGGTTATGCAAACGGTGTAGGACAAGAAGTCAATATTCTTGGTGATGGTGAAGGTGGAAAGGTTGTTGTTGACGTTGTAAATGGAAAAATCACTAATGCAGTAGTTTCTGCTGGTGGTAAGGGATACACTTATGGAATGGTTGACTTGGGTTCTCTGAACGCTAGTTCTTCAACCAAGGCAAACTTAATTCCTATCATTCCTCCTTCAAGAGGTCATGGATATGATGTTTATAATGAACTAGGTTCTGATCGTGTTCTTGTTTATGCTCGCTTTGACGATTCAACCAGAGACTTCCCAATAGATACAAGTTTCTCACAGATCGGTATTGTTAAAAACCCAACCTCTTTTGGTTCAACATCATTATTCACCGAAAACCAGTTCTCATCTGCTGGTGCTATTAAGTTCTCATCAAACACTGGAACACCAGTTATTGGTGAAAGAGTTTTCCAGCAAGTATCTGGTGGAACTGCTAGAGGTTACGTCGTATCATATGACGCCGAGACTAAGGTTCTTAAGTATGTTCAAGACCGTTCAACGCAAGTAAACCAAACTTCGTTTGATACTCTTGACTATGTTGGAGTATCAACAAACGCTAGATTGTATTCATTTGAGTCAAACTCAAATCCAGTAACTACAACTGGTGGTTTCTCAGGTTCTATTGAGACTGGTTTTACTGGTGTAACGACGAATCCTACTGGAACAAAAGTTATTTCACTGGGAACTCAGTTTACGAACGGGGTTGCTAGTCCTGAGATAAATAAAAAGTCGGGAGATATTGTATACCTTGATAACCGACCATTGATTACTAGAAATTCTAGACAAAAAGAAGACGTTAAAATTATCCTGGAATTCTAATGCCACAGAAGACTAACTTAAATATCAATCCTTATTTTGATGATTTCGATAAGGACGATAATTTCTACAAAGTATTATTCAAACCAGGATTCCCTATCCAGGCTAGAGAGTTAACGACTTTACAGTCTATACTCCAGAATCAGGTTGAGAAGTTCGGAAGTCATATATTCAAAGAGGGATCGATGGTGATCCCTGGAAATGTAAACTTTGATGGGGAATATCCATCTGTAAGAGTCAATGCCGATCACCTTGGCATTGACGTTTCTGTATATGCTGATAAGTTAGTTGGTAAGAAGTTAAGAGGACAAACTTCAGGTGTCGTTGCTGTAGTTGATAAGTATCTTACATCAACAATGTCATCTGACATTGATGACCTCACTCTGTTTGTAAAATATGGCAGAGGTGGAGAAGATGGTGAACAAGAAACTTTCTCTGATGGTGAAGTTCTTATTGTTGAAGAGGGTTTTACATATGGAAATACCTCCATTGATGCTGAAGATACTGTAGCAACTTTGGTATCGGAAAATGCCACTTCAGTAGGAACTGCAGCTTCTATTGGTGAAGGTGTATTCTTCATTAGAGGCACATTTGTTGATGTTGCCACACAAAAAATTGTATTAGACCCATACACCAATACTCCTTCGTATCGTATCGGTTTAACTATACTTGAAGAAGTCATTTCAGCAAAGGAAGATGACTCTTTATATGATAATGCTAAGGGTTTCTCAAACTTTGCTGCCCCTGGTGCAGATAGACTTAAAATTAGTCTTACACTTTCTAAGAAGTCTCTCAAAGACTATGATGATAAGACCTTCGTTGAGATTCTTAGAGTTGAAAATGGTGAGATAAAGAAACTTCAGAATAAGTCAACCTATAGCATCATTAAAGACTACTTTGCAAAGAGAACTTTCGAAGAGTCTGGTGATTATTCCATTGGAAACTATGACATTGAAGTAAAAGAAACTCTCAACGATAGAGAATCGAACGAGGGTATTTACTTTGATGATCAAACTACCGACCAAGGTAATACTCCAACTGATGATTTGATGACTGTCCAGGTCTCTCCTGGAAAGGCATATGTAAGAGGATATGATATTGAGACAGTATCAAATACAAATATTGACGTAGAAAAACCCAGAGATAAAGGAACTATTGATTCCGCTTCTGTCCCATTTGAGTTGGGAACTAAGTTAAGAGTTAACAATGTTCAGGGTTGTCCATTCATTGGTGTTAACAGTGATGATAACACTGTAGATCTTCATGATCAAAGACTTCCATCTGGAACTGTAGACCAAAGCACTGTTTTACCAGATGCAATTGGTAGAGCAAGAGTTTATAGTTTTAGTCTAACAGATGCAACTTATAGTGATGATAGCACTGAGTGGGATCTGTATCTGTTTGACATTCAAACTTTTACAACTATCACAGTAAACCAAAACCTTTCAAACGCACAACTTCCCATTGGTGCTTATGTTAAAGGTGTAAGTAGCGGAGCATCTGGATACGCTACTGCTGCTGGTGCCTTAAGTTCTAGTTTCAATCTTACACAAACTTCTGGAACATTTATCAGAGGTGAAGCAATTGAAATCAATGGAACTCGTGAAGCTCCCAGAACTATCAAGTCTATTGATGAGCATAGTATAAGAGACGTTAAATCATTATTTCAAAACTCCACCGCTGTTTCTGGAAGCACCCTGAGTGGCGACTTTGCTGCAGACACTGTTCTCAAAGAACACGCAATTCCAGGTTTCAGTCTTACTGATAAAGTTGATATCAACGGAACAACTCTTTCAAGTTCAAGATCTCTTCAAGGACTGAAAATAGGTGATATCATTTCATATCAGTCAGGAACAAATAATGTTCCCATTTACAATAGAGTTACTGTTATTAATGATAGTCTTAAATCAGCAACTGTCGCAGATGTTGAGGATATAACCAGTGTTTGTGAAGGTGGTAGAGTTAATGGTGAGCATACCGTTAAGTTGATGTTGCCTGTCATCGAAGAAGGTGGCGGACTTTATGCAAGACTTGATGAACCTAATGTTGCATCTGTAAATCTTGGTTCATCAAATTTAATCGTCACTGGTCAAGTAGCATCAAGATCAACTGATTCTCAAGGAGTCTTATCTGTCAACATTAATAATACGGGTATCAGTAGTGCATTATATTTACCATTTGATGCTGAAAGATACTCTGTTATTTACGGTGATGGTACTATTGAAGATCTGACCTCAGACCAAGTACAAGTATCTAACGGAGGACAACTCCTTTTAATTGGAGGTCTTACACCAAATCAAAGCGCCAATGTTGCTCTAAACTACACTGTACAAAAGAACTCTATCCAGAGCAAACAAAAAGAACTTGTAAGAAGTGAAAAGGTAACTGTTACTAAGTCCAAAACTTCTACAACAAATAATACCTCAGGTCTTACTCAGGCAAGTTTCTATGGTATGAGAGTTGAGGATGAAGAAATTTCACTCAACTTCCCAGATGTTGTCGATGTTCTTGCAGTTTATGAAGCAAGAGGAACTGTAGCACCTGTTTTAGATGCCATCGAAGTTCCCTCTGGTTTTAACTTGAATACTGCATCAGTTCTTGGTGAAGTAATCATCGGTGAAGATGGTGCTAAAGCACAGATAGTAACAAGGGTAAATGGAACAAAAGTTGAAATAGTCTATCTTAACGACAATAGGTTTAGTGTTGGCGAAACTGTAACTTTCCAAGAGTCTAACATCAAGACAACGGTTCAAGTTATTGTTATTGGTAACTATCAGGATATTACTGATGAATACACTCTTGATAAGGGTCAGAGAGAACAATTCTATGACTATTCAAGAATAGTTAAGAAAAAAGGATATACTCCTTCTAGACAACTTCTTATTATCTTCAACAGATATAATGTTCCATCAAATGATAATGGTGATGTTTACACTGTAAACTCATATGGTGCCGATAGATTTAAAGATGATATTCCACATCTTGCTGATGGGACAAGATTATCTGACACTCTCGACTTTAGACCAAGAGTTGCACCGTTTACTTCAACAACTTCTTCACCATTCTTCTTCAATAGTAGAGACTTCTCAGCAACTGGCACTAACCCAACTTTAGTCGTAGCCCCTCTTGAAAGTTCTACTCTGGGATATGACTTTTATCTTCCAAGAATTGATAGAGTTGTTCTTATTCCAAATAAAACAACTGAGTTTGATAGTCAAGTCAGCGATGGTTTGTTTACAGTTCTCAAAGGTGTTCCTGCTATCAACCCAGTAGCACCAGAGAATGATCCAACTGCTATGAACTTAGCAACGATCGAACTTCCTGCATATCTCTATGACGTAAATGATGCTGTCGTTACGACAGTTGACAATAGAAGATATACGATGCGTGATATCGGTGCACTTGAAGATAGAATTGAAACTCTTGAAGAGGTAACAAGTCTGTCTTTACTTGAAGTTGATACTAAGACCTTCCAAGTAAGAGATGCTGATGGTCTGGATAGATTTAAGAGTGGTTTCTTTGTTGATGACTTCAAAGATATTGGAAGACTTGACGGTGGTGAAACATTGTCGGATGTTGATACTACAAACAGACAACTCATCACACCTATTGACTGGTATTCTCTCAAACCAGAACTTGCATTAAATCCATCTATTGATACTAACTCCGCAGACTTCTCAGATAACTTAGAACTTCTTGATAGTAATGTTCAGAAGACTGGTGATCTTATTACCCTCAAGTATTCTGAAAAAGAGTGGATCACACAACCTCTTGCATCAAGAGTTGAGAATGTAAACCCATTCAATATGATTTCTTTTGAAGGTAGAATCAACCTTCGACCAGCATCTGATCAGTGGGTTAGAAATATTTACGTTAGTGGTGGCACTAGAAGAATAACTGGTGACTTCAATGGTTCTTACATTGAAACCATCAGAACAGCACGTAGACCAGATACACACATCAGATCAAGAAACGTTACTTTCCATGCTACTGGTTTGAGACCACTTGCAAGACATTATTCATTCTTTGATGGAAGCAGAGGTCTTGATATCATTCCTAAACTCATTGAAATTTCAATGAACTCTGGAACGTTTAGTATTGGTGAAACTGTAAGAGGATATGTTGGTTCTAGACAACTATTCTCTGCAAGAGTAGTTCAACCAAACCATAAGACTGGACCTGGTTCCAACCCATCTACAACATACTCACTGAACCCATATAAGAGAGAAAATAACCTTCCTACTTCATACTCAGCATCTGCTACAGTATTGAATATTGACGTAGAATCTTTGAGTGATGAAGTCGTTGGAAGATACAGTGGTTTCATTACAAAGGGAATGGTTCTTCTTGGTGCAACAAGTGGTGCACAAGCAACTGTTTCTGATATTAGACTTTATGGTGATACATTTGGAGATATTGATGGTTCCTTCTTCTTTAGAGATCCACTTGCATCTCCACCACCACCATTGAGATTCACCACTGGAACTAAGATATTCAAACTGAACTCAAGTTCCACAAACTCTGAACCACTCAAAGGTGATCTTAGAACTAGCACTGCTGAAACTGCATATAGAACAAGTGGTATAATTGATACATATACACAAACAAGAGTTGTTGTTAGAAGACCACCCCCACCACCACGTAGAGGTGACCCACTTGCTCAGTCCTTTACGACTGATGAAACTGGTGCATTCTTGACTGCCATCGACATCTTTATGGCAGATAAGCCTGAGGATGAGAAGTTAACTGTTGAAATTAGAAACATGGAGTTGGGAACTCCAACGAACGAAGTCATTCAAGACTTTGCTCGTGTTACTTTAGAACCATCGCAGGTTAATATTTCAAACGATGGAACTGTCCCAACCAAGGTCACATTCCCATCTCCTGTTTACTTAGAACCAGATACTGAATATTGCATCTGTCTTCTGTCCCCACAATCAAATGATTATTTGGCTTGGGTTGCAAGAATGGGTGAAAAGACTGTTAACACAAGTACTCTTCCAGATGCTGAAAGTGTCGTAGTCACAAAACAGTATGTTGGAGGAAGTTTATTTAAGTCTCAGAACGGAACTATTTGGACTGCAAGTCAGTTTGAAGATCTTAAGTTCAATCTTTATAAAGCACAGTTTGTCAGTGAAGGAACTGCTTCTTTCTTCAACCCACAAATAGATACTGAAACAGAGACAACAAAACTTGTTAGCAATCCTGTTAGAACACTTCCAAGAAAACTGAAAGTTGGTATTGATACCACTGCAGATCCATTGTTAGATACTGAACTTGCTATCGGTACAAAAGTTGCTGATGGTACAGGAACTGCAGATGTAACTGGTATTGTTGAACAACTTGGTAGAAGAATTAACACCAGTAGTGGTGTATTAGTCAACCAAGCTGGTGTTGGTTATGATAACGGCACTCATACTGCTGTTCCACTTTATAACATCACTGGTCAAGGTTCAGGTGCTGAAGCAACAATTACAGTTGCTGGAGGAGTTGTAACTGGAGCAACCATCACTGAAAGAGGTGAAGGTTATGTTAGAGGTGATGTCTTAGGTATCACAACTGCTAACGTCGATGATAAGGGTGCTGGAGCAGAACTTTCTGTTAACCAACTTGATGGTATCACCACACTGTATCTTACCAATGTTCAAGGTGAAGCATTTGCTACAGGACAAAACTTGGTTAGATATGTTGGTAACACCGCCACCGCATATGGTAGCACTGATATTACATCTTCAAGTCAGAATGGTTCACTTTATTCTGGTAATGTTCTTGAGGTAACTCAGTTCAACCACGGAATGCATCAAGATACTAATGTCTTGACTCTTGCTGATATTGAACCAAATAGTGCTCCTACAACCATTACTGCTGACCTAGCTATCAGTGGAACGCAAGTATCCGTTGCTGATACAACCATCTTTGGAACTTATGAGGGTATTGGAACTTCTAGAGGTTGGGCAAAGATTAATAATGAGATAGTCTACTATACAAGTATTACTGCTGGTTCTTCACCTGCTGGAACACTTGGTATTAGCACAAGAGGTGTTGATTCTATCACTAGAACTCATTCCAATGGAGACTCAATTTCCAAGTATGAGTTGAATGGTGTATCACTTACTAGAATCAATACAGACCTCACAATGTCTAACAACTCTCAGTTGAAGGCACTGAGAGATCATGATACATATCATGTTGAAATTCACAGAGGTGATAGAGCATCTGGTGACTCTCAACTTTCATTCACAGATGATAACCGTCTAGGTGGAAATGACGCTAGTGGTTCGAGAAACATTCAGTTCACCTCAGTCAACCCACAGTTTAATCTTCTTCAACCTGGTGAAACTCAGATTGTTGCCGAAATGCGTACAACATCTGGAACAAGTGCTGGTGGCAGTGAGGTTTCTTTCGTTGATCAAGGTTTCCAACCAGTTGCACTCAATGCTTCAAATGAGTTGAATGTTCCAAGTATCGTTGCTTCTTCTAGAAATGAAGACACATATATGACCAGTCTTCCTAAGAATAGGTCATTCACATTGTCTCTGAATATGACGAGCAATGATCCAAATCTGTCACCAGTTATTGATCTTCACAATGCTGCCGTTATCTACGGAAGAAATAGACTCAATAATCCTATTGAGAACTATGCAAGTGACGGAAGAGTTAATTCAACAACAGAAGATCCACATTCTGCAACTTACTCCACAAGAGAAGTCACACTCAAGCAACCAGCAACTTCACTCAAAGTTCTTATTAGTGGTTTGAGACCAGCATCATCCGACTTCAGAGTATTGTATAAGTTAATCAGACCAGACTCAAGTCAGGTCGATCAAGCATATCAGTTATTCCCTGGTTATAATAACTTGCGTGATACTGATGGTGATGGTTTCGGTGATGAAGTCATTGATGAAGCACTAAACAATGGCAGACCTGATGCCTTTGTTCCAGCAAGTTCTGAAAATGAATTTAGAGACTACCAGTTTAGCGTTGATAATGTTCCCCAATTTACTGGGTTCAAAATCAAAATCGTTATGAATGGAACAAACGAAGCGAAAGCTCCTAAGTTGAAAGACTTGAGAGTTATCGCACTAGCATAATGAAGAGAGTTGAAGGTTCTAAGCACCTGTTTCGTGAAGACTCAGGTGCTATTGTAAATACTGATACAACAGGTTATCAAGATTATGTTAGACTTCGTAACGCTCGCAGACTTGAAAAACAAGAGCTTGCAGAGTTGAAGAGTGAACTGAGTGAAATTAAGTCCCTACTAATGGAGTTAACAAATGGACCCCAATCAAATCCAACTTGAGTCAATGTCTAAGTCGTTTGAGTATGAACGACAGGCAAGACTCATTGATGAGTGTCAAGATGTCGGGGAGTTACAAAATATTTGCAAGTCATACGCCAAGTTATATTTCAAACAACAAGAAGTGGTCAAAGCAGTAGGTTTGCCCACCTAAATAACATTATAAAGACTTCTTTTTCAAATGGCATCTGCATATGTAAGCAACCTAGTAATTAATGCTGGTGTTGACTTTGAGCAAGTTTTCACATTGGAAGATGGTGCTAATAATGCACCGATTAACTTAACTAATTATGGTTTAAGTGCCCAAATGAGAAAACATGCTACTGCCACTGGTGTGACTACATTTACAACTTCTTTTTATGATGCTCCAAATGGAAAGATCCAAATAGGTCTTTCTACAGCACAAACTGCTTCCCTTAAACCAGGAAGATATGTATATGATGTTGTTATTACCAATACTAATAACAAAATGGAAAGAGTTGTTGAAGGTATGGTTCTAGTATCTCCTGGAGTAACACGATAATGTCAATTCGAGTCAAAACTAGTAGTGGTGCAAAAACTGTTAGGGTTGGTCAAAGAAATGCCGTTAAAGTAGTAGCATCTCAAAAGGCAGCAACAACTGCACTTGCAAGTCTTCAGGAGATGTCCAATATACAAAATGTTGATGATTCTGCAAGAGCAGATAATACATTATTAATGTATCAAGCATCTACCAATACCTATATACATATTCCATGCTCGCAAGCACTTGACCTTGCGGACTCTAGAGATGATGAAGCTATCGACTATGGAAGTTTTTAATCAAATAAATACATAAAAAGGTAGAAAGTCAAAATGGCAGCTCCCGTCTTACAGTTTAAGCGTGGTCAACATGCTAATGTTGGGGTAGCTTCTTTCAAAGCCGGTGAACCTGGTTTTACAACTGACAAATATGATTTTTACATTGGTTTGGATGGCACCCATACAAACCAAAAGTTCTTGGGTAGTTCTCGTTATTGGTTAAGAGAAGCAGCATCAACAGGAAGTGCCGTCAGAGTTGTCGAAGGCAGCAACAATGGCGATAACTATATTGAACTTAAATCACCAGCAACTCTCGCTGGCAACTTAACTTACACCCTTCCAGGAACTCAAGGAGCTGTAAATAGTCTTCTTGAGAATGATGGATCTGGAAACTTATCATTCACCACAACACCAACATTCTCTAGCGCAAACCTTAGTGGTGATCTCACTGTTGGTGGTGGGACCAGTATCACAGGTGACCTCTATGTTGGAGGAACTTCTGAGTTTATCGGTGTTGTAACCTTCCGTGGTGGCACCGTAAGACTTGGTGATGGTGATACCGACAACATTGTTGTTGGTGGTGAATTTGCTTCTCATTTGGTCCCTGACCAAGATGGATCTTTCGACCTTGGTACTACTACAAAAGAGTGGAGAAACCTGTTCCTTGATGGAACTGCTGAAGTAGATGGTATCAACAACTCTGGTGTTACAACCACCACAGCATTAAAGGGTTATTCCTACTTACAGGCACCACACTCCGCTAGCACACAAAACTACACTGTAACTGTCGCTGCTAAGACTGCAGCCCACAGATACAATGGTAGTGGAAGCAGCAATGGTTATGTCATCGATGGTGTTGAGTCACCAACTCTTACTCTGACTCCTGGTAAAACTTATAGGTTTACCCTGAGTTCAAGTGACATGACAAGTCACCCATTCAGATTCTATCTGGATGCGGCTAAGACATATGCTTATACAACGAACGTAACTACAGCAGCAACATATGCTGAAATTACAATCACCGATACTACACCCGCTATCTTACATTATCAGTGTAGTGCTCATGGTCTCATGGGTAATACGCTTGTATGTAATACAAATGCGGTGCACACTCCTCACAGTGCAACTTTTGAGGGAAGCGTCAACGCCAAGGGTGATGTAGATCTGGGTGATGCCACTTCTGACACCATCACTGCCACTGGACGTTTTGATAGTGATTTAATTCCTTCCACCGATGGTGCAAGAGACTTAGGTTCTTCTACTCTTGAGTGGCAAGACCTGTTCATTGATGGAACTGCTAATATCGATTCACTGGCAGCAGACTCTGCTGCGGTTGCTGACCTCACATCTGGTCGTGTTGTTCTGGCAGGAACTGGTGGTGAACTTGAGGACAGTGCAAACCTTACATTCGACGGAACTACATTAGCAGTTACTGGTAATGCAACTGTAGATAATGTAAGGATTGATGGTAATGAAATTGATACAACTTCTGGTGGTCTTACACTTGACTCTGCCAGCGGTACAACCACAGTTGATGATAACCTGACTGTCAACGGAACATTTACTGTTCTTGGAACACAGTCTATTATCAATACGGAAACACTGAAGGTTGAAGACTCTCTAATTGAGATTGGTCTTGTTAACAGTGGTGGTTCACTGGTCGCTCCAACTTCAGACGCCAATATTGATGTTGGTGTTATCCTTCATTACTATTCTGGTTCTGCTAAGAAAGCAGCAATGTATTGGGACGATTCTGTCTCAAGACTTGTATTTGCTGATGAAACTTCAGAGAACACTAGTGTACTGACTGCTTCCTCTTACGCTGATGTTGAATTCAAAGGACTCTTCATCAATGACTGTGCTGGTCAGTCTCAAGTTATCTCCTGCACTGGAACTGAAAGATTCCTTGAAAACATAACCGTAGATGGTGGTTCGTTCTGATATTAACGACAACTTATAAATACAGGTGGGCGAGTCCCACCTTTTTTTGTATCTATTATGAACGAAACTGAGATTAAAAACTTGATTGCTGCATATCAAAAAAAGTCAGGAGAACTCTTAGCGCAGACTATCGCTCTCGATGCCAGAGTAATGACTTTATCCAACACCGTTTCAGAACTTGAAGAGGAGTTGGCGAAACTGAAGAAACCTAAGAGAACTACCAAAAATACTGAGGAATTCTAATGGCAAAACCGTCATCACGCCAAGGTTTAATTGATTATTGTTTGCGAAGACTTGGAGCACCTGTATTAGAAATAAACGTAGACGATGACCAGATCGATGACCTGGTAGATGATGCACTACAGTATTTTTCGGAGCGTCATTATAATGGTGTTGAGAGAATGTATCTCAAGCACGAATTCACTCAGGATGAAATAGATAGAGGAAAAGCAAAAGGGACAACTGGAGTTGGTATTGTAACCACAACCGCAACCTCTACAAATATTTCTGGTTACGGCACCACAACTTCAACCTACTACGAAAACTCCAACTTTATTCAAATACCAGACTCGGTTGTTGGTATTGAGAAAGTATTTAAGTTTGATACAAGCACCATCTCTGGTGGTATGTTTAGTATCAAATATCAGTTATTCTTAAATGATTTGTATAGGTTCAACTCAGTTGAACTGTTGCAATATGCGATGACAAAGACATATCTTGAAGATATCGACTTCCTATTGACTACAGATAAGCAAATAAGATTTAACCAACGTCAAGATAGAATGTATCTTGATATTGACTGGGGGACTGTTACTGCTGGTGACTTCATTGTTATTGACTGCCACAGAGCACTTGACCCTGAAACATTCACTCAAGTATATAATGATAGTTTCATGAAACTATATCTCACTGCTCTTATTAAGAGACAGTGGGGAGCAAATATGATGAAGTTTAGTGGGACCAGACTTCCAGGTGGTATTGAACTGAATGGAAGACAGTATTATGATGATGCTGAAAGAGAACTTGCGGACATCAAGTCAAGAATGTCTAATGAGTATGAACTTCCCCCTCTCGACTTTATTGGCTGATGGCACTTAATCCGTTTTTTCTACAAGGTTCTCACGGAGAACAAAGATTAGTTCAAGAGTTGATAAATGAACAACTCAAGATATATGGTGTTGAAGTAACTTATATTCCTAGAAAGTTTGTAAGGAAAGAGACTATCATTGAAGAGGTTACATCTTCAAAGTTTGATGATAACTTCCTGCTTGAAGCGTATGTGAACACCTTTGATGGATATAGTGGTGCTGGAGATATAATGACAAAGTTTGGTGTAAGTCTCAGAGATGAGGTTACACTTACTATTTCACAAGAAAGATTTGAAGACTTTATTTCACCGTTCTTAGATCAAGAAAGTGATGCTGAAGTTGAAGTAACAATGAGACCCAGAGAAGGAGATCTCATTTACTTTCCACTTGGTTCAAGACTGTTTGAAGTAAAGTTTGTTGAGCATGAGCAACCATTCTATCAGTTAGGTAAGACGTATGTCTACGAACTGAAATGTGAACTCTTCGAATATGAAGATGAAGTTATTGATACTAGTATCGAAGCAATTGATACCACAGTTGCTTCTCAAGGTCATATTATTGATCTCAACCTCTTGTCAGGTGGTGCAGTTGCTACCGCTACGGCAGTTATTGGAACAAACTATGTCAGAGAGATATTCCTGAATAATGATGGTTCTGGATACACAAGCACTCCGCTTGTAACATTCACATCACCACCTGCTGGTTTTACAACTGCGACCGCTGTTGCTATAACCACCACTAGGAATAATATTACATCCATCAAAGAAATCCTTATCACAGATGCTGGTACTGGATATCAAACTGATCCTATTGTTTATATCTCTGGTGGCGGTGGATCAGGTGCTGCTGCAACTGCTGGTATTACCACTGATAAGAAAGGTATTATTCGTGTTGCTATTGGTGGAACTGGTGGTGTTGGTTACACGACTGCGCCAGATGTAACTGTAACACTTCCATCTCTCACACCAAACAAAGCAGCAGAACTCAGAGCATTTGTTGGTGCTGGTGGAACTATCTCTGACATTCGTATTGTTAACGCTGGTGCTGGTTTCTTCAGTCCACCAACCATTGGTGTTGGAACACCTGCAGCAGTTGGTTCTGGAAACTACTGGTTCAACGAAGAGGTTACTGGTTCCAGATCTGGCGCAACAGGCAGAGTTAAGAGATGGGACCTGGATACTTACACACTTCAGGTTGGTATCACAACTGGTATGTTTGCTCCAGGTGAAACTATCACAGGTGCCAAGTCTGGTGCCAACTACGATATCAAGGTTTCTGCAGCAAATACTACAACTGATAAATACAAACAAAATATAGATTTGGAAACTGAAGCAGACGCTATTCTTGATTTCTCAGAATCTAATCCCTTTGGTACTTACTAATGTTAGGAACTTATTACTATCATCAAATCATTAGGAAGACCATTATTGCTTTTGGTACGATGTTCAATGACTTGAACATTCAACACAAAGACAGCGATGGTGCTTCTATTAGTGAGATGAAAGTTCCTCTCGCGTATGCACCAACACAAAAGTTTCTGGCAAGATTAGAGCAACAAGCGAATCTGAACAAACCAACTCAGATTTCGCTTCCAAGAATGTCATTTGAAATGACAGACATTAGTTATGACGCTTCTAGGAAAGCTGGTATTACCCAGACTTTCAGAGCAGTAGGAAGTGACGGCAAGATGAAAAAAGTCTATATGCCCGTCCCCTATAACATTGGTTTTGAGTTGGCTATTTTCTGCAAGTTAAATGATGATGCCCTTCAAATCGTAGAACAAATCCTCCCATACTTCCAACCATCTTTCAATCTAACCGTCGATCTAGTTGAATCAATCGGAGAGAAAAAAGACATTCCTCTTGTACTGAATAGTGTTTCATTCCAAGATGACTATGAGGGTGACTTCTCCACAAGAAGAGCATTAATCTACAGACTACAATTTACAGCAAAAACATATTTGTTTGGTCCTATTGCCGAGAACCCAGAAGGTCTCATTCGCAAGGTTCAAGTGGATATGTATGCAGATACAAATACTACTACCGCAAAAAGAGAAGTCAGATACACTGTTGTGCCTGATCCAATTACCGCTGAACCTGGTGATGACTTTGGTTTCAGTGAGAGTATTGAATTCTTTGACGATGGTAAGGAGTATAGCCCAACCAAGCAAACTGACGTATAAAGATGTCAAATTTTGATTCTATTGATGAAGCCCTCAATGTAGAAAGTAACATTGTGGGTGTAGAGAAACCTGCACCTCTAAAAAAACCAGAGGAAAAGAACGACATTTCAAAAGACTATGAATACACAAGAGCGAATTTGTATTCATTGATTGAAAAAGGTCAAGAAGCAATCAACGGTATTATGGAACTTGCGGGAGAAAGTGCAAGTCCAAGAGCATATGAAGTTGCTGGACAACTTATCAAGAGTGTTGCAGATACCACCGATAAGTTAGCAGATCTTCAGAAGAAAGTAAAAGACCTTGAAGAGGATGGGGTAAGTAAAGGACCTAATAATGTTACAAACAATGCTGTGTTTGTTGGTTCTACATCTGAGTTACAGAAACTACTGAAGCAAGGTTTTCTAAATAATAATAACTCGAACACTAATAATGAAAAAGTGTAAGCAGGGGTATTACTACTGCTACAAAGATAAGAAGTGCAAGAAGATCCCATCAGGGTATCGGATTGGTTTGGGTGGATGGCTTCGTAAAGAAAAAGACGAAGAAACTGAGGAGAAGGAAAAGAATGGCAATGGAAATGGTGCAAATGGCAATGGAAATGGGAATGGGGAGTCTGATGGGGGCTCTAATGGCGGAGGAGTATCAGAGGCGTGGTCTTCAAAATACAAAAAGTCCATCGATTGCAATAATCCAAAAGGATTCTCTCAACGAGCACACTGTAGGGGTAGAAAGAAAATGAATGAAGCATCTTGTCCCATTTGTGGTTTTGATCCTTGTCAATGTTTAGAAGGTGTCATCACAGAAAAGCGTGATGGAAAGTCTTCTAAGGACAAAGGATATTCTCTCCGCGACTGGTTCAAAGGTGGTGGTTGGAAACAGACTGGTGGTAAATATGATGGTAAGCCCTGTGCAAGACAACCTGGTCAAAAGACCAAACCATATTGTCGTGATGCAGACGACCGTGCTGCTATGAGTAAGGAAGAGAGAAATAAGAGAGCACGCAAAAAGCGTAAAGAAGATCCAAATCCAAACAGAAAAGGAAAGGCAAAGAACGTGACTCAAGAATCTTATTCAAACTGGAGAAAAGACTTTGAAATTTCAGAGCAATCTGGATATGGAGTTATAAGAGTTGGTGATCAGACGGTTAGACTAGGAAACCAACCAAGAAGACCTAGTATGCCAGTCAGAACTAGTATGCCATCTAGACCCAGTGTGCCAGTCAGAACCAGTACGCCAAGTCCATCTGTGTCGCAACCAGTTTCGCGACCAATGACAACTAATACATCAAGTTCTTCTTCATTAATGCAGCAACCCCGAAATGTAAGAGCAACTGGTGCTCTTGAAAAGGTATTTGATAGAGTTCCATTTTTGGGTGATGTTAGCAAAATAGTTAACAGATATAATAGAAAAGCGAATTACGCAAATGCTGATGCTGCAACAAGAAGGATGTTAGGTCTTCAAAATTCATATCAACCAGAAGGTGATACAGTTTCTGAAGGAGATTACAGACATGGTAGTTATTCTACTGGCAGGTATAGAATGCTTGATGGAACTTTGAAGACTCCTGCTGATATTGATGCACATATCAAATCAAAACAATCAGGAAAAAAACCACCAGTTCAAACAGATAAAGCACATTACGAACCAGAAGGTGAACTGGTTGATGAGGGCAAGAAAGATGCTTGCTATCACAAGGTCAAGTCTCGTTATTCTGTTTGGCCAAGTGCATATGCATCTGGTGCATTAGTTAAGTGCCGTAAAGTTGGTGCTAAGAACTGGGGTAACAAGACCAAGAAAGAGAGTGTT